ACTAATAGAAACAACAGATCCTACAGAGTTTGAATATATAATCGAGGAGAAGAACAGTAAGGACGAGTCGAATATTTTTATCAAAGGACCATACGCAATGGCCGGTAACGTAAACAAAAACAAGCGTAGCTATTGCCCAAAAGAGATGGCAAACGAGGTCACAAGATACACAGAGTCCATGATCAACACTAAACGCGCATTAGGTGAGTTGAATCACCCAACAAGCGCGGATGTGGATCTAGAGCGCGCATGTCATCTGGTGACCGAGTTGGCTCCAAGTTCATCCAACCCGGACGTGTATATAGGCAAATCAAAAGTACTATCAACACCAAGTGGATTGATAGTACAATCACTCATTCGAGATGGTTGTAGTGTCGGAATGAGCACGCGATCACTTGGCAAGCTAGTACAATCAGAAGACAACAGTGATGTTAGTCGAGTCAAAGACATGAGACTAGTGGCGATCGATTGTGTTGCGGATCCGAGTTTTGGTGAGGCTTTTGTGAACGGCATCTTAGAGAGCAAACAATACGTGCTGGACAGCTACGGTCAATATGTAGAAGCATACGAGATGCTTGAGAGTGGATTAAGCAATCTTCCTAAAAAAGACGTCGAGTCATACATCAAAGATAGTGTATTGACATTTCTATCAGCCATAAAAAACAAAATTTAATCATGAAAAAACAAAAGACATCTCCAACACAAACACAAGAGATAACCAAATTCATACAAAGTCTGGGAGAGAAAAACTACGCAGATGCAAATAAATCTCTACAAAAAACAATAGAAAATAAACTGATTAACAGAATAAAGCAGTTCAAAAACATAAATATCTTTAAACAATGAGCGACAATCCAATAACCGAACAACTTAAAAAGGTTGCATCTGATGTTCTTTCAGAAGAAGTACTGCAAGAGATCGAGCAAGCATTCAATGAATCTGTACAAGACAAGGCTGAAGACCTCGCACAACTTCGTGTAGAGAAGGCGTTGGTTGAACAAGACGAAGAGCATGCGGTCAAGCTGGAAAAGCTGTTGGAAGCTATCGACACAGATCATACATCCAAGTTGCAGCGTGTGGTTAGCTCAATTGACAAAAACCACACTGGTAAACTTCGCGCGTTAGTGGAAAAATTTCGTAAAGAGATTGATGGTGATGCTGTTGTTTTCAAAGAAGGTCTAGTGAGCAACATAAGCGACTATCTTGATCTTTATGTAGAAAAAGCAGTACCTGCTCAAGACATACAAGAGGCTGTCAAGAACAAACACGCGGTAGGCATTCTTGAGAATTTACGCAAGGCTCTTAGCATTGATAAAGTGTTAGCAAATGAGTCAGTACGTGAGGCCGTTATTGATGGTAAGAATCAGATTGAAGAGATCACAACACAAGCGAAGCAATTACAAGCCGAGAACAAAGTTTTAAAAGAGAATCTAGATTCCAAAGAAGCAGATCAAGCATTAGTACGTCTGACTGAAGGGTTACCAGTGACTAAAAAGCGTCACATGGTGAAGGTGTTTGATGGTAAATCTGTGGAGTTCATTAATGAAAACTTTAAATACACACTCGAGATGTTCGAGAAAAGTGAAAAAGATAAGCTTGACAACTTGAAAGAAGAAGCAACTTCCGGTAAGAAAATTTCAGACAGACCAGTCACAGAGAAAAAAGAAGTGGTTCAAGAGAGTGTCGAGAAGGCCATTGAACAAACCTCCCCAGACAATATGCAAGACAAGCATCTGTTTGACAACTACATGGGGGAACTTACTCGCTGGTAAATTTTTTATGAGGCTTAACAGCCTGAGTTAGAAATAGGAAAACATTATTATTATGTCACAGGTAAAACCCGCACAATCATATATTGATCAAGAGCGCGCAAGCACTCTTCTTGAGAAATGGGCACCAGTACTCGATTATAGTTCCGACAACGTTAAGGCCATTGATAATGACCATTCTCGCTTGAACACTGCTATCCTCTTGGAAAACCAAGAGAGCTGGTGCTTGCAAGAGAACAACGCTGCAGGAGCTGGAGGAGTATTTGGATCTACTGGAAGCATGGGCCATGGTGGAGCAATGACTCCAGCAGGGGACTTCTATGCTGCAGGAGACGCTCGTCTACCCAAGATTCTGATCCCGATGATTCGTCGTACATTCCCTGAACTAATTACTAATGAGATCGTAGGCGTTCAACCCATGAGCGGTCCTGTAGGACTCGCTTTTGCGATGCGTTACAAATACGAATCTGATTCTCTCGGACCTGACGGTCTGGACGGACTTGGGGACCACGGTCCTCATGACACCCAGACTGGTAACACCAACAAAACTACCTCCGGTAGGGAAGTGGGTTACCAAGAGCTCGACACACGTTTTACGGGTGCTGAGTCTGACGGACTTGGAGGAACAGACTTCACCGATAATATTGGTGAATTCGTTGCTGATGACGCAGGTGTTGCTAAAGCACTCGCTGACTACGAGCTTACAGGCAAGATTCCACAGATGGAAGTCTCTTTTGAGAAGACCGCTGTTGAAGCTGGCACACGTAGGCTTGCTGCTAGATGGAGTGTTGAGCTTGAGCAAGACCTCAAGAACATGAACGGTATTGATATTGACACTGAATTAACAAACGCTATGTCGTATGAAATTCAGGCCGAAATCGACCGTGAAATGCTCATGAGAATGGTTCAAGTAGCTGCCAAAAACGCTGCAGGAGGCAAGGGTGTTAGCACCTGGAGCCCTGCTAGTGCAGATGGCCGTTGGATGGCTGAGCGTAATCGTGACCTGTATGCTAAGATAATCGTCGAAGCGAATCGTATTGCTATTCGTAACCGTAGTGGAGCTGCCAACTTTTTGGTTGCTACACCTCGTGTATGCGCAATATTGGAAATGCTCCCTGAGTTTCAGTGGATGCAAGTTCAAGGCAATGTGAACACCCAACCTGTTGGGATCGCACGCGTCGGAAATCTTGGTGGTAGGTTCAACGTTTATCGCGACACACGTACAGAAGGACAGTTTGAGGCTTCACAACGCTCAACTCGTCTCGAGTATATACTGTTAGGCTATAAAGGACCTGAGTTTTACGACACAGGAATCATTTACTGCCCGTACATCCCAGTGATGGTACAGAGAACAGTTGGTCCTAATGACTTTGCTCCACGCGTTGGTCTTTTGACCCGCTATGGTGTTGTTGACAACATCTTTGGTGCAGAGCTTTACTACCACGTGATCGTCATTAACAATCTCGGTGATTCGTTCACACCCGGCACTCAGTCGGTGTACTTCGGATAATCTTATCAGATAGTTCTAACTGAGCCGTTGAAATGATACATACGGCGATAAAGTAATTTTTCGACCCTTAC